CTGGAGCACTGTCAAAAGCTGCTTTGAGTCTAGCATTTCTTTCCTTCCAACGCTTCATTCTTTCTTTATAATCTCTTTCACGGCGTGCTCTGTCTCTTATATAAGTGTATGGTTGTGGTTCGGGGGTAGGCTGATATTCACCCTTGTTCATCTTGTCCCAGAGTTTTATGATGAAGTCACTACCGCCATCGGGGGAGATAGAGTAAAGTAATCCACTACCTCCGGGCAATGGACGGACAACTTTTTCTCTACCATAAGCAGTGTCTAAGTATTCTTTGCCACCTTCAAAGCCGCTTTTATCCAGCCGTTCTATTTCTTGAACCACCGTTGATTCAGATAGAAATTCCGAAATTTTCATTACTCACGCTCTTTTTTAAGAATACTTCGTATAAACCAGGCTTTCTTTCCATACAAATCTTGTAGTTCAGCCATATAATTTGCTATACCTTGTTGCTGTTCAGCAGTAGCTTGTTCAAACATAGGTAATATTAACTGTAACATTTTATCAATGTCTTGTAAAGTTTCAGCAAACATCAAACTAGCACGTGGGATTTTAGTTTGGTCTTGTATTACAGTTAACTCAGCATAGCGTTGTAGGCTGCCAGGAGTGTAATGTCCTAGTATTCTAATGTATTCAGCAATTCTATCAATGGTATCGTTTACATCATTATATAATGTATCGTAGAATTCATGGTATTGTGGGAAATCACTACCTTCAATGTTCCAATGAAAGTTTTGAGACTTGATAGCAAAACTTTGTGTGCTTGCTAATAATATTTTTAGACTATCTGACAACATGCTATTACCTTTATTCGTTATCTAATTCAATAACTTCTGCTTGAATTCTGCCATTCGGGCGACTATATCTAAGAGGAAACTGTTCAAATTTATATGCTATAGTTTCAGCCATGTCTTTGCTAGGAATTCCTGTTTTCACAATAGCAGAGCCTTGTCTAGAAACTGTTTGTAATACTCTTAATTGTGGAGTTACTTGTCTATCTTGATCTTGGAAGTCAGCATTAGGATAATCACGTGGAAGTATTTTTTGTAGTGCTTGCCACAAATCTTCAGCGCCGTAATTTTGCGGGAATTTCCCCAACACCCGAACAGCAAATCCGCGTTTTGGATTACTATCATTGTTAGGTGCCGCTGTTGTGGTATACTGTCCCTCTGGATCAGTAAATTCTCTTAATAATTCTTTAATTTTCATCTTGGTGGGTTCCCTTTATACTTCCAATAGAATTCAAAAACATCTCTCATATTAGTGCTTCAACAATAATGTACTTAGTACACCAGGATCCCTTGCTGTTAAATCAGGCTCACCTGGTGCTATTATAACATTCCATTTCATACTAGGATTTGTTCTACCTTTTCGTTCCCATTCATCGTAAGAAAGGATGCTGTTTTTACTAATGCCATAAGCATCAGCTAAACGCTGTTTTAGTTCTGGAAGTTTTTCTGGAATCACTTGCCATTGTCCATCGGGACCTTTAACTAAATTCTTTTTCTCATCCTTTACTAACAAGTCATAGAATATATCGCTAGGTACAATTCTACTGTTCTTTGTTGTTTCTAAATCTTTATCTGCTGCCTTGACTTTCTTTTCTTGACTAGTATGAGCACCTTCGCTCCAATTAATCATAAAGTTAGCGGGCTTATTTGCTAATACAACATCGGCAACTTTAGTGTAAGCATAGAACATAACATCTGGGTTATTTCTTGCTAAATTAAATGCCATGTCTACATATTCTGGGCTGAAGAAGTCTCCAGCATCGTGCCAACGAATAGTTACCGTGTAACCTCCCTTGTCACCTTTCTTTTCTTCTTTCTTAATCTCTTTATCTAATTGATTAAAAAACCCATCAGGATCATTTAATAGATATGTTAGAATTCTTCCATCACTTAACCATGGGCCCTCGAATTGTACTTTTCCACCCTTCATAGCAAAGCAATCAACTTTACAAGAACCTGCTCCTGGACATGTATTTACGATAACTAATTTATCCGTAGATTCATCTAATGCTATCCCAACTAATGCGGCAAACCCTATATTAAAAAATTGTTCCTGTTCACCATTGCTGTGTTTCATCTTCTCGTTTTGTTTGAGAAGTTTTGTTGGTCGCACTGCCAACGCCTGTTTAATTTGGTCTGTATCGTAGCGTTTGCCTTCTTTATTATAGTATTTTACAACTGAGCTTCTGTGTATATATGGTAATTTGTATTTGTCTGTCTTAGTCTTTTCTTTACGTTCTATTCTACCCAAGTAATCTTGTAATTCGTCATCTTCAATATCACGTGTAGGAGCAGGTAACTTTGTCGCTTCGTCAACTTCTTGTTCTTGTTTTACAAATTCTTCCGGAGACATTACCTCGATGCCATTAGTAGCACCGGGTAATTTCTTAGCTTCTAATAAGTGACTTATTTTCATATCAGCAGTTCCAACGTCTTAATGCCTTATTTATTGGACTATCCGGGTTGCGTTTTGTCTTAGCACTAGCATGTGCTTTCTTCATACCCTTCATTCTAGCACAGAAACTCTTACGGCGCTTTGCTGCCTTAGAACCTTTCTTTAATTTGCTAGGCTTCGTAGTAACGGCGGTTTGTAATTTACTACCTGGATTCTCTCTGCGATATGCTTTTACTGCCTTACGGCTCATACCAGGTGTCTTGTCCTTTTTGTTAACCTTTTGCCAATCTTCCGATAACGAAACTAATTCATCATCTTCTACAGATGCTAGGTCTTCCCAAATAACATCACTGTCAACACCATGCTTTTGTGCCCATGATTCTACCATTTCTTCAATCATGTCAAATTGAGCTTCTGCCATTTTGATTTCTTCTTCAGACTTCATATAGTCCCATACTGTAACTAGCATAGACTTAGCAACAGCAATTTTTTCTTGGCACCATTCTGGTAGATTATCACCGGCATTAATTAGTTCGTCAATTCCATCAACAGCACGTTCTAATGTTTCTAAATTATTGTCTGCCATTCCAGCTTCATCATCATACTCTGGATTGAATTCTTCGTTCTTTGGCTTTTGACCTTTTTTCTTCATTGCGATAGCAATAGCGGCTTGTTGTGCTGGATTCATAGCCTCATCTGTTTTAGATGTTTTTGCCGCATCTTTGAAATCTTGTGCTGACGGAGCACCTTTGCTTCCTGGCTTACGCATACGTTCGCCGGAACCTTTTTTGATTCTTTCACGCTTTGCGTGTATATTAGCCCATAAACCCGGTTTGCTTTCTGACAAAATTTCATTTGCTCTCATATCTTGCTCTGCGCTTTCATTAGTAACTTTTTTAATAATTTCTTTATCTTTTGGCTTGTCGCTCAAATCTTTGCTCTTAGCTTTTTTGCTAATTTCTTTATCGGTGCCTCTTTTAAAGATTTGTAAATCTTTATATAATTCATTGGCTAAAACTTCTTCAGAAATTTCTGCCTCCATTACATCAGTTCCCGATTGTTTTAATATTTTTTCGATGTGTCGAATACGTTTATGAATTTCATTTTGTCTACTCCACTCACCACCACTAGGAGCATCTAGGTATTCGTAGTTAGGATCAAAATCTCTTTTTAAATCCTTTAATTCTTGTTTGAACTTTTCAATTTCCTCAGGGCTATACACGTGTTCTTTTGGAGGATTATTGGCTCTATCAATAGCACGTTGCTTTAACATTTGTTGTGTGCGCTCACGCTCTTGCTCTGGAGTACCAGCTTTACGAACATTATAGCCCATATCTTTAGCCATCTTCATAAAGTCATCAGCTAAGCCTTCTTCTACACTTTCTTTAGGTACACAGTTATTAACACGTACTCCACCCTTCATTTTAGTGCCTTGTTTTTTATATCCAGTCCAGCACTTAGGATCTAGTCTCTGTTTTTCTTCAGCTACACTAGGTTGTGTATTATTTTTTCTAAGTTGCTGTGCAAGGCGCAGTTGCTTTTCTTTTTCTTGTGGACTTAACGCATCCCATGCTTGTTTGTTTGCCAAAACTTTTGGTGCCGCCTGTCTGCGTAGTTGGTCTAATTTATAATCCTCATCTAATACTTGAGCATCACGAAAATCTACAATGACTGTACGACCATCGGGTAATAATACTTCAATGCTATCATCGAATATATCTAGCACTTTGCCTTGCTTGCCGTTATCTAACTCTACTTGTTGTCCAACTTCATAGCCATACGAATTACTAGACTCTTTCATGTTCATACTTTTTGGGCCGGCTCTGTCAATAACACCTTTATAGTAATTTGTATATGGTTGAGTACCTTCGGGGTAAGGTACTGGTAATTTACCAGTACTAAAACCTTGTTTGTATTCAGGAGTATTCTCAATACCGGGCATAAATGGATTACCTAATTTAGCTCCTTCTTTTACCGCCTTGCTATTAGGAAATTTTTTGCTAGTTTTTACACCTTGAAAAATGCTACCTTGACCTCTTCTTTGGACACCACCTAATGGTTGTGCTACAGTAGCGATTGCGCCGGCTGTAGTTTCATCTAGTTTGTCATCTTCTAAAACTTTAGGATTGCGACCAAAATGAGGTGCTTGTTGACTCTGCAATCCTGCAGGATCACTTATTGGTGTAGTATTTGTCTCTAAAAGCGTGGATATCTTCATAATAAATTCCGTTATTATGTATTTATCGTTTTTAGCTTTTAGACGCTATAAATGAAAAAGCCCCTTATCGGGGCTTTTTTGTTGTCTATATTACCAACTAGTTGTCCCAGTAAATTTGGCCCATGTATTAGATGATACACAAACATATAGATTGCCGCCGGCGTCATAAGCAGCTTGGCCTGCTGTACCTACACTTGTATTTGCTACAGGGGCAGTAGTCCATTGTACTAAATCACCTATCCAACTTAAATTGCCGGTGCCGTCTGTACTTAATACTTGACTATTAGAACCTGCATTTGCCGGTAAATTCAATGAATAGTTAGCAGTTGCTCCGCTACCAGTAATTGTTGCGGTATAACTACCATTTAAGAAGTTGAACTTAGTACCAGTCACTTCATTTGTTAGTATGTTGCCTGAACTTGCGTTAATTGCTGTGCCTGTTCCATTCAGTGTAATACTACTGAAGCCATTAATATATGGAGCGGGGCTTGCTCCTGCTGTGTATAAGATGTTACCAGGAACTTCCAAGTTTCCACCTGCTCCAAAACTCCAAATTTTATCGGTGCCATCAAAATCAGTTCTAATGGTTATTGGTTCAGAGTTGGATCTATTTCTTATGGTAACTACGTCAGATCCTGTAATTCTAACGTCATCTTTAACATCTACATTAAAATCAGTCCCTGCAACTTCTGCATAACTCTGTACATCTTGTTGGTTTTGTATGTACAAAGTTTGTAAGAAAATAGGACTACTTGGTGGTGTTTCATTAATTGTGAATACAATCGGTCCACCTCCAGGAGTACTTGAACCTCCACCATACGTGAGTGTATAAGTGATAGCACCATCATATGCTTCAATATATGATAAATTAGTTAATCCATATACAGCAGTAAAACAAGTTGGATTAGGATCATTAATAGTGACTACATATGATCCATAACCACCGTCATAATTTATTGTTGCGCTAGAGAAGTCTAAAGAACTTAAATTAAATGTACCTGTTGTTTGTTGAGTGACAGTTTGCATTCTAACGCCACCGTTATCCCAAACATTAACATGTGACCTTTCACCACCTAAGAATATTTGTGCTGAACTATTATCTTGTGTTCCACCAGCACGAATATGAATATGATTTGGCGCTGTTGGATCAATAATTACATATTGATCTCCACCAGTTAATGTACTATCAGGAACTAATTTTAATGTTGTGTACCCGAAGCCATCACCTGAACTATTACCTACCCATTGTAAGTAACCATCATTGTCGGGTGTGTCACCAATCAATGCTCCTGGTAATGATAGATTACCAGTATTGTCAAAGTTCCAGTAGTTAACTGTAGTTGAATTGTTACCAACAGCTATAACTACATTTGAAGCACCATTTGGATATGGAGTATTGAACCCAATAACTGCTACATCTTCGGGGGCATTAGTATTTGCTGTCCAGCCCATGAGCATTATGCTGTTGGCACCTTCTCCTATAACTTGAAGAGGCGCATCGTACTGATAAAGGCTTGAGCCGCCAGAACCGTTAGCACCAATTACTAAGTTGCTTGGTATCGTCAAATTACCACTATTGTCCATGGTCCATGTCGAAGTACCGGATGTAAATATTATATTACCACCTCCTGCGGCACCATTAGCACTAGCACCACCATTTATATAAACATTTCCACCAGAACCTGCTGCGCCATAGCCGCCCTTAACCCATGTATCGCCACCACTTACACTACCAAAACCACCTACTAAGTTAGCAGTTCCGCCTTGTGTACCACCTTGACCACCGACAACTTCTGCGTCAGCACCCTGACCGTTAGTGCTTTGACCTGCTGTCATGCGTACATAACCACCACCATCAAAACCTCGACCACCTTCAATGTTTATATAACCACCATAACCAGTTGTCGGGTCATCAGCATCTCCGGCATATATTTTAATATCACCTCCACCAATGTCGGCATCACCGCCCCATAGATAAACATCACCCCCTTCGCCGGTGCCATTACCTCGTTGACCTTGGATAATGATTCTTTGTGCACTTACATTAGCATCCGGTGTTGGACCAGTGATAACTACTTGTTGGTCAGGATCACCAAACTTTAATGTCTGCGCTGACTGATTACCACCATTGTGTAAATTTGTTGTTATTGTAGGAAATTGAACAGTACCAGTTATGTCAAATATCCAGGTATTTGCTCCTGCTGATAATTCAATACCAGCACCGCTGTTGTTGTATAATCTAGTTGTAGTTGCCTCGTTAGCACTTGGGAAATATGCGCCACCGTCATCGGCTCCTTGGTTTGTTTGTATATACAATCCATTGTTTGATGAATTGTATGCTGTGTCACCATTGAATGCCCATTGAGCTGTGCTACTTCCGCCAGAATATGGTAAGTTTGCCCAGTCAGTAACACCGTCACCATATTTGATTTGGTTAGCAGTCGTGTCTAATCCTGGCTCCCCTAAAGCTAATATTGGGTTAGCACTCGTCCAATTAGCACCTGTATCTCGTCTTAATTTAATTGTTGTTGTCATTATGAATTGCCCCCGTCTATGACGTTATCTACTAGTGGATTAAAAACTGAAAAGGCGTTGCCACCTTCATATGTGAAGTTATACACACCATTATAAACTGCTAATTGTGTGCTCCAACGATCTCCTGTATATTGGTATGTGACAGCGTTTGTTCCTACAAATACTTGTCCTACAGTAGGATTATTTGGAAATTGTAATGCCATTTTTTATCCTTTTATATATTTATCGTTACCAGCTTGTGTTTAGGGTAGTTTTACCCCAAGTGTTAGCCGCTACACAAACGTATAAATTACCACCATCATATGCCAGTTGTCCTGCTAGTCCCACACTTGTATTACTTGCTGGTACAGAAGTCCATATATTAGCTGTTGTTAACACTGAACTATCAGGGAATGTAATTGTGTTAGCAGACATATCAGGATCAGGCATAACAGCAGGACTACTATCTACCCACTGGTCATCATATCGAATATACATTCTACCTTCAAGACTATTAAACCATTGAGTTCCATTTGCGAAGGCACCTGGATTTGTGTCACTTATGTATACTGTAGAACCTGAGCCAGCTGTAGTTTGAACGGTACCATCATAGAATTTAATTCCTGAACCTGCTCTTGTTAAATGTAACACACTATTTGAATGTTCTATTCTAGCAAATTCGTCATTAGCATGGAAACCGCCAGTGGCAAATACAATATCTTTTGTATTTCCAGTATCACCTGTAGCAAGAACTAAATTTCCACCAACATTACTGTTGTTATGTCCTTGAGCAAATACATATCCATCATTGCGTCCTGTAATTGTATAGTTAGGGTCGCTAAAAGTTGATCCAGTTACCCCTACGTCTACCCATCCACCGGACGTTTCACCATTGTCAGCATAAGCGGCAAAGTCAGCACTACCTGTTCCTTGAGCATTCTTCAATGCTATTTGAATATATTCTTGTCCGCTATGATAAACTACTACTGTAGGTTCATTTAAATTAGCAGCCACTTCATTAGCATATTGTCCTACTAATAGTGATTGACCACCTACAATAACATTTCCGCCGCTATGAATTTCTTGTCCGCTATGAATATTGCCGCCAGCACCTAGACCACCGCCGATAGTTACAGCACCTGTTAGGTAACTAATTGATGTTTGTATATTGCTAAAATAAACAGCCCTATTTGTTTGTGATCCAAAATCTGTAACTGATTGTAAGTCTTGTGTTGAGCCGCTGCCGCCTACCCAACTTAGGTTTCCGGTACCGTCTGTTCTCAATATATAATTATTGCTACCACCTGATATTTTAAGATTGGTAATACTTCCTAAATTAACAATATTAGCATTACTAAAATTAACCGTACCGTTACTAGTCAAATTAACTAAATTACCAGTACTAGTAATATTAGGTTGGCTATTAAAAACAACTGTTCCTGCCAATAGCGCATAATTAGCGTTGGCAGCAGTATTGGCAACATTTGCTAAATTAGCTGTGTTGGCTGTATTAGCAACAGCGGCTGTACCGGCTGTTGTAGCACTGTCAGCAGTAGCTGCCGTTACAGCAGTTAGGGCGTTATTAGCTGTACCATAAAATGTACCTACAAAATAATTCGCACTTACTAAATTACCTAGAGTAGTAGTTCCGGTTATTAATAGATTTCCGCCCCTAACATTTCCGGAATATGTAGGTAAATACGCGGCTACGTTAGCGTTAGAATAGCTAACATCTACGTCTTGCCAGTATAAGTTACCTAAACCATCAGTGGACATAACTGCGCCGCTATTACCTCCGGCAATCTTAATATTTTGGAAGTTAGTGACAATACGACCAATGATGTTATTACTAACTTGAATATTTCCCAAGATACTTAAAGTACGATTTTTAGTATTCCAAATGAAATTATTATCGCCACCGAAGCCTCCGTTACCGTTATTAAACTGAACCGCACCTTTAGGATTACCGGGACTATTTAATATCTGTAGTTGCGGATTTTGTGCTGCCGCGCTATCAGTATAATTTATAACCGCTGTTTTTATATTAGCGTTTGGTGTTAATCTTGTTGCCATTTCTTATTGTCCTTATTTTCTTAGCAAAGGTGGTATTCCAGCACGTGAAACTTTAAAGCCAAATGCCTTAGCATTGTTTTTAATAGAATCGGGTTTAACGTCCACTGTTAACGCTGTTTTGAATCTTGGATCATTTTTTTCTTTTTCACTCGGTATATAACCTGAGGTTTCTGCTACACCTTGTTTCTTTTCACTAACATTATAAGTAGGATCAACTTTCTGACGCTTCATACCTTTAGGTTGATTCGGATCAACTGGATCAATGTCTGTTGTAGTTAATCCTGTCTTTTCTAAGTCTTTAATGTATTTGTGTTCAGTATCTTCGTCACCGAATGAAAAAATAGTGCTCGGAGGTCCACTACCAAAGTCATGCTTACCTAAACCCTTAAGATTACTAATATGCTGTCCTAACTTATACCAATCGTATACATCACTTACATCTACTTTAACTGTACCAGCAGGCATAGTAGGCTTAAACTCAGGGCCAGGTGGTTTACTATTTGGATCATAATCTTCATCAGCATACTGACTAAATTCTTTCTTTAATTGATTATGTATCTCGGCTAGTTTTAAAGTATGTGCTTTGGAAATTTGTGCTGCTTTATGAATTCTCTTGTTTTCAGGCAAACTCAAACGCTGACTGTGTAACTCATCAATTTTATCTCTTAATTTTTCTATAATTTTATTATTTCGTAATGCTTTAAATGCTAAATTCTCGGGACCAAATTCTCCGTTTAAATCTAATCCAGCTTGTCTATATTTCTTAATTGTTTTCCAGACACTCTCTAATTTTTCTAAGTTGTTAGATTTATATGCGAATTCTGCTAATTTAGCTAATTTTTCATACTTTAATTTTGTAGACAATTGGTCAAAATTAGCCTTACGTTTTCTAGGTAATCTATTCCATTTGTCAAACATCACAGAATATTCACCTAAACTTATATGTGGCTGGTCAGCATCTTGTACATATAATTCTACTTCGTAATCATGTATGTAAATGTCATGTTGCTGATTATAGACAATCTTTTTAGCATCAAACAATTCTCGGTAAATGTCATCATCCTGAAACTGTTTCATGTCTACAACTATGTGTAAATCAATATCACTATGTTTTGTATAGCTGTAGGCAGCATTACTCCCGGATATTGTGATGTCCTTAACATCCATATCGCTTATTCCTAAATGCTCTATAAAGTCATTGGCTATAACCAACAATTGTTGACGGACTTCCTCATTCATAGTGTCACCGTCAAAAATAGCTGGATTTAGGTCTTTATGAAAATAAAGAGCATCGCTTATTTGAAAATCTTTTAATTCCGCAAGGTTCATAGTGTATTTATGAAAAAAGGCTGTCATATGACAGCCCTTTAATTTAAGTAAGTAAATTTTACTTTGTTTTCTTAGCAGCCGCTTTTTTAGCTGCGGGTTTAGCAGGTTTAGCAGATTTCGCGGGAGCAGTATTTACTGGTGTAGCAACTGCTGGTACGGGTTGAATATTATTCTGTGCCGCTGCTTGGCGCTTTTTAATTTCTTCTACATACATAGGACCAACAGTATTCAATAGATGGTCTTGATTTTCCATACAGAATACATAAGATCCAGAGTGACGTAATAGAACACGCTTATCTACCCAAATCTTACCGCCCATGTCACGCCAATTCTCACAGAAAGTCCAGTCTTCACTGTAGTAACGGCCCTGACGAACTGCGGTATCAAAGTATGTCTTTAGATACTTGTCATACTTGGGGTCTAGGCCAATGTCGTTTTTGTATGGCTTAACAGCTGGGTGAGTAGCCATCTTTTCAAATACATGTTTCTTCATCAATAAGAAACCTGTACCTGCTTTAGACACTTCTTGTAGACCATCTGGTCCTTCTTCTGCGCCTTCAAATCCGTTAACTACCCACTTAATAGGCATAGTCTTCATTGGATATAAACCACCGATAACGTCTACGTTACGATTCAATAAAACTAACAAGTGCCATGGTTCCCAGCCAATGTCGGCATCAACAAAGAATAAGTGCGTTGCTTCTGGTTGATCCAGAAACTTAGCAGTTAACGTATTTCTTGCTCGACTGATGAGAGATTCATTTACCATGGTTTCGAGAGTCCAGTCGATACCAAGTTGGCGTGCTGTGTTAGCCCATTTAATGAAGCTCATAAATGTTGATTCAGTCAACATACCACCATAACATGGCATAGCGATATGTACACGTGTTGTTCGTAAGAAGTCTACGTCAACTTGGACTTGTCCGGGTCCAGGCGCTTGTTGAGAATTTTGTTGCGCTTTTTCAGCGATTTCTTGTACCTTTTCTACTGGTACTGTCTTAGCTTCTGCTTTTGCGGTTGCTTTTGTGGTTGTTTTCTTTGTTGCCATTTGGTCCTCTTTAAAGATGTAATTATTTACGTCAATAAAGAGGCGTCGAATTATTTTTCTTCTAGATAATCTTCGTTTTTTTGCGACTTATGGACAGACCACATTACCAAATTTGGATTTATATTATGCTTATCTTTGAGAAATTGAAGCAGTCTATCCAGATGCATATATTTAATTGTGCCGACCTTAGTTACAGGTGTCTCTCTTCCTATCATATTAGGTTTATATATTACATCAATTAATTGATTTGGATCGGTAAAATACACTTTATTAGACTCCTGGACATCTTGTTTTGTGAATACAAGATCGCCATTGTCTAATCTGTCAACATATCCTGCTTCGATGGCGTCATCTTCCCACATGATTGAGCCAATCATTTTCTCTAGGAAATTCCACCAATCTAATTTGCTGACCAAAGTTTTTTGATTGTTTGCTCCTAGTTTATAGACCTGATGTTTGTTATCCTGCTCTGGATCACCTAGAGCAATGTATGTGGGTGTGCCGCCACTGGCTGCGTTAGCACCTGTAAAAATATAGTATTCGGCTGTTCCGCCGGATGAGTTACCACCGCCTCCTCCTTCGGGTGGAGCAAATTCTTCTAATCGTGACATACCAGGATGGTAATTGTTGCCCACTACATAAGCAACAGTTTGTCCTGACTTAATATCTTTAAACACAAGGTCTACATCATTGACACCCATTTTTCTAGGACCAGTGGCATATATGATTTGTGAACCTGTATTAATGTCCTCTGATACGCTTTCTGTCAAATCATCTACAGTAAAGCCTATATAACTATCACCATTCTCGTCTCCGGCACGAACAACAAATGCTCCGCCTTCTTCGGATTCTAATTCACCAATTTCCCAACCATAACGTGCTAATGCCTGCTCAATTTTTTGTTGGGTAGCTTCATCACCGTTATACCACATGCGGGCAAATTTCAATAATATATCTTCTTCACCATTATCACCATCGTCACTCGGAGCAAATTCATTTAATGACTCTTGAGCCATACCTTGTGCACCCATAACCTGATCGAACATATTAACAACATTTTGTGCTAACTTAGGATTCTTTTGTGTGGCTGGATACAAACTCATAACAAGTGCTAGTTTGCGCTTGTCGTTTAGTGTAGGCCATGCCTTACGAATTTGTGTAGCACTTGTTATTCCAGGACCAAATTCTACGGTTGGCAAATATGTTAGATACGCATGTTTAGAAAAAGGTTGTACGTTCTTGCCGGCCCATGGCTGAAAATATGCTGGGCTACCATCTTTCTTTGTGCCACCTGGCTTAGGGGGTTCATTTCTATCTTTTTCACTACGAACAAAAATCAATACATCTTGTTCTGGATTATAATTTTGAGTTATTTCCTTAGCTTGAAAGGGGCTCTTAACTTGTATAAAATGTCCTGGCTCTACACCCGCAAGTTTAGCTAACTTTTCTTTTAACGCAAAAGGAAAAGGTCTTTCACTTTGGTCGTTAGTAGCAGCCACATATAAATCAGCATTAGGAAATGCTTCTTTGGCAGATTGGTATAACGCAAAATGACCTGCGTGAAACGGATGAAAGCCCCCAGGCATTATAACAATCTGTCGCATTAATAAGAAACCTTAATATTCTGAATTACACCTTGTGTAAAGCTAACAATTTTTGCTCTTATCCAAACGAAGTTTCCTGTAATATTTGTGTAGTTTACTTCTGTCAACGAGCTACAACTTTTAGTGTAGACGGTAAACCAGTCGTCATCTGTTGATTCATCAGGTGACGTTGCTAAACTTACTTGTATAGTAATTAACCCAGTTAAATTTGTTAAGTACCAAGAAACTGTCTGGAGTGATGCTGTTGCTAGATAATATGCTGCGGCAGGCTGTTTATCCCCGTATATTGTCGTTGTGCCATTATACGGGGTTTGCGGAAACAGTTCTAAAACGGTTGCTTGAGCCATTAAATACTCCTAATAGAGTATTTATGCTCGTTCGACTTCAACCACGATTGAGTCACCCACTAGTTCTTGTGCAACTTGTACTAGTGCGTTTATAGAGTCGTTGGTAACAGGTGGCTCAGGATCGTGTTCATTATCTTTAACAATTCTGCTGAACTTCAGAACCACTACATCTTCTACAATTTTAGCCATAAAAATACTCCCATAATATGAGAGTATTTAGCGTCAATCGGGTTGTTTCTCTAATTTATACTTTTTACTGACCATTCCGTCAAACATAAGCATAAACAGAGAAAGCACACTTTCGTCATTATAGTTTATAAAGTAATGACTACTGCTATAATGACGTTTCCAAGTATACTTAGGATTATCTTTTAACCAATTTGACAGTGCCCTACTGGGTACAATAACTGTATCAGTGCCTTTGTAACGTTCTACAAAAGAACGAACTTTCTTATACGTATCTTCGGAAACACGTTTGGTCTTAAAGTAAATCCTATATTTGTACTTAGGTTCCTCTTTGAAGTATTTGATACCTTCAGGGATCGTGCTATCCACTTCTGTAATGTCTATCGTAAAACCCTTAGATTCTAAATTTGTCAGAAATGACAAATCGTTAGAAAATACAGATGCTACATTGCCTTCAATCCTAATGGTGTGAGATTTATCCTTGACAGGTAAAGCATTCTTCCATTCTAGGAATTCTATACACTTATCAACATCACAATGTTTCCATCTAGTTTTGTGTGACCGAACACGCTCTTTAATTTCGTCAGCCGTATCACACCACCAGATTACAGTAATACCATTAATGTATACTCTAGCCCTATATTGATACTTGCTATAATATAGACCATTTCTATGGTCTATAAAACTTACTCCATCAGTCCTTTTCTGTGGTAACTTGGATAATGCCATCTTCACCTACTTTTGCAATTAGTTTTTGTTGAACATCAAAGACAATTTCATCACCTTCGATTAGTGCGTTAATTGTAGCATTTTTAATCCGCTCAAACAAGATTTTTTTCGATAGAGGTACCCTAATTAGTTCATCAATTTTACGAGCTAAGGGTCGGGCGCCCATCTTCTTGTCATAGCCCTTATCCGCAAGATACTCAATAACATTCTCACTCATGTTAAATGTGATATCGTGTGTATCTTTCAGAGTTTTCTTCAAGTCATCAGTAAATTTAATTACGATTTTCTTGATTGCTAGCATGTCTAGTTTACCGAACTTACAGATTAAATCGATACGATTTCTAAATTCGGGCTTAAAGAATTCTTTCAAGGCTTTATCATCTTCACCCGTCTTTTCTTGCGAGCCAAAACCAATAGTATTCTTTTCACTATCACTTGCCCCCAAGTTACTGGTCATGATGATGATACAATTTTTAGCATTGACTTCTTTGCCATTAGTACCTGTAACTCTACCATCGTCAAGCAATTGTAAGAAGATGTTGAAAATATCTGGGTGTGCTTTCTCTACTTCATCAAATAGTAGAATAGAATGTGGATTTTTACTCAAGTCGTTGATAAGTTTGCCTCCACCGAGACTACCTTCTCCGTAGCCAACATATCCTGGGGGAGCACCTAGTAATGACGACACATTGAATTTTTCAGAATATTCGCTCATATCATACTTGATAAGTGGCATGTCCAGATTGCTACTTAGCAGTCGAGCCAGTTCAGTTTTACCTGTGCCTGTAGGACCTAAGAACAAGAAGCTAGCAAGAGGTTTCTTTTCATTACCGATACCAGCGAAACTTACATAGACTCTTTCAAGTACTTTATCAACTGTTTCTTCTTGACCAAAGAGTTTATCCTTGACGTTAGTTTCAAGTGACTGAATACGGTCATAATGGTCACCTTTCAACTTGTCAGCCTTAACACCAACCATGCGCTCGACTTGCTCATAAATCATGTCTTTGGTGATTTCTGCTTCTTTGTTCTCTAGTACCCGTTGTTTAGCACAGGCAGCATCAAGCAAATCAATCGACTTGTCAGGATTCTTGCGGTCGTGAATATATCGTGTAGCTGAGGTTACTGCCGCCTCAATTGCTTCGTCTGTAATATTCACATTATGGAACTCGTTAAGGCGACTGCTCAGTCCCTTGAGAATCTTAACAGTAGATTCATTGCTAGGTTCGTCAATTCCTACACGATAGAATCGGCGCATCAACGCACGATCCTTCTCGAAACTTTCGTAATATTCTTCCCAAGTTGTACTTGCGATAACTTTTAGATTGCCCTTAGTGATTGCGGGTTTAATCATGTTAGCAAAGTCAACACTAGAATTGTTAGCAGAACCTGCTCCCTTCATAGTGTGCGCTTCATCAATGAACAATACCGCATTCTTTTTAGTAATCAATGCCTCAAACACAGCCTTGATTTTTTCTTCAAAGTCACCGCGATACTTACTTCCGGCAAGAAGTGTTCCTACTTCAATACTATAGACTTCGTGATCCAAAAGAAACTCAGGGACATTTTTGTCTACAATCATTTGTGCTAGACCCTCCGCAATCGCAGTCTTACCTACGCCAGGATCACCAACCATCAATACGTTAGACTTGAATTTCTTAGCCAGTACGTTAATGATATCGTTAAGTTCAGTAGCACGTCCAACTAGAGGTTCTAGTTTATTATTACGAGCCATTTCGCTTAGGTTCGTAGTATATTCTTCAAGAATTTCACTAGCTTGCTGGTCAGTAAGTTTGTTTGGCATATCTGTGTTTTTATACATCTTCTGCCAATAGGGTACAAACTCATTCTTATTGATTCCATATTTCAACAAGAAATAGTGAGCATGACTGTTAGTTTCGCTAGCGATACTCAAATACAAATCAATGGTAGTTACTTGCTTACGACCAGTAAACAATACTTGCGTGATAGAACGATTCATTACACGTTCTAGTGAATTTGTCTTGCGAGGCTGTACTTCTTGCCCTTGTAGATTTTTAGCTTCGATAGACTTTAAGTTATCGACATACAAAGTCAACTCTTTAATTAGAGTGTCTGTATCGGCACCGAAACTATCAAGACATTTTTTAAATGGAGAATGCGTTACTAGTGACAGCAACAAATGTTCGATTGTACAGTATTCATGGCTCCTACTTTTCGCCAAACTTACCGCTTGCTCAATGATAGCTTCGATTTCTGGACTGTTCATTAAATATCCTTTAAATTATTTGTTTTTAGAACGCAATATGCTGTCGGTTATTGCTGTGTCTATTCTATCAGGTATATATGGTTTAAGCAAGATAAATTGGTCTCCAAACTCTCCATTAACTGGTAAACCCTCACGTGATAATCGTAACTTGTGCCCCGGCTGTGTTTTGGGAGGAACTTTGACCTCTAATGTTTTACCGGAAACTGTTGTAAATTTGAACTCTCCGCCCACAATCAAATCAAATATATTAATGTCTTGAACACTGTATAGATGCGGACCATCCCGCTCAAACTTAGCATTTGGCATTACCCTAAATTCTACTAATAAGATAGCGTCTTTGACAAGATTATCATAACGCATCGTTTGGCCATCTTCGACTCCACGCGGTATCTGTATTTTTATAATTTGGTTCATGCCATTGATGCCGAACTGTAATACCTGTTCGCCACCGTTATAAACTTGTTCTAAAGTTAAATGGACAATAGTTCTGTAACTAGGCATGTGTGGGCGATTTCCAAAAGGACTACCCGTAAACATACCATTGAAAATGTCGTTAATGTTGAACCCATTCATATTGAATTGGAATCCACCGGGGAACCCACCCATGTTGTTAAAGTTAGGTCCATTTGACCCAAAAGGATTTGGGTTATCGTATTGTTGTTTCTTTTGTGGATCGCTTAGTGTTTCATAAGCCTGTTGAATTTTTTGAAACTGTGCGGTATCACCACCCTTATCCGGGTGATGAATACCTGCCATTCTTCTGTATGCTCTTTTTATATCGTCTTGTGTAGCGTTTTTTGCTATACCTAAAGTATCGTAATAGTCCATAATTATTGATTTTAGCGAAAATGTCGCTATGTGTCAATATTTATTTTGCTGCACCTTCGATTTTTTCTTTTGTTCTACCGTATGCGGCAATACCTAATACTGCACCCATAGCGATATGATATAAACCAGCACCTTGTAGTGTGAGTGGTTGCCATTGACTTGTGACATTACCTTTACTCAATGCTTGTAATAATGACCAAAGAATAGGGAATAAAACAAAATCTGCTGTACATGTTGCCATGTATACCCAACCCATAGCTGGACGCCACTTTTTGTTAATCCAATCAGTGTTGTCATTTTTTACTAAAACGTCAGCACCTTCTTGCATTGCGCCACCGGTGTTCTTTAGTGACTCACCTTGGTTATGTACTACTTGAACTTGCGGAGTACTCGATTGTGTGTAATTCATTTGATTGTTTTGCACCATTGTAGGTTGACCAAATCCAGACATGCTAGGAGCTCCAAACGAGCTACTAGCCCCAAATGAACTACCTTGAGGGAATGATGGTACCATAGGATCAGATGCCAATGTTGCGTGATGTTCATCATTTGTTGCTATAGCATTATCTTGTGGACCTGATTTTCTTGCTAATAATGTTGTTGGCATATTATAACCCCGCTTTACTTATAAAATCTCTTAATAAATTATCAGGTTTATCAAATACGTTTTTAGTACCTAATCCTGATAGTTGTCTCATTTCATTGAGACCTTTTTCTTTACTGTCTCTATATTTTTGAGGACTTAGAATCAATATAGATTTAAGAATGTTCACATCACAATCGTAATCTTCATCGTTATACTTGATTGTCCAGTCTTTCTTTGGAATCGCTGTTAATGTCTCCATATCTTCGATGAGTTCGCATATTCTTTCTGGAACACTAGTTCTTCGATTCATTTCTACGAAAACTAAATATTTTCCGGGTGTTAATTCACCGTCACTAATCTGAGCATCTAACACATAATCGTATCCACGCTCTAACCAATTAACTAAATCTTCACCCACTTGTTGACCTTTGACAATAAAGGCTAAGGTTACGATAGCGTCATCGTCACCCATTTTAGCAGAATATTCATCTACGGTGACTTCTGGTATGATTTGATTTTCTAAATCGTGGTAGTCTAGACCTTCTTTAAGAACTTTCATTACATCAATCCTCCTAGGCCGCCTCCGGGTGCGGATTGACCCGGTGGTTGTTGTCCTCCCATACCAGGCGCTTGTTCACCAGATTGAGCCTGGTCAGTCTGATTACCTTGTTTATCTAAATCTTCTTCATACGCAGTATCTAGTTCTTCTAAATCTACAGTTTGTCCTGCCAAGTCAATAGATCCCTCACGTATATCATTCATTAAGTCTTTTGGCATTTGAATTCTAACTAACCAAACTTCTCGCTCGGTCATTTTAGGATAGTGAGTTCCGGGCTTATAATCTCCCGGATCTTTGATTTCTACTGGTACTTTAATTTTAGTCTGTTTAAATTTAATGTTACAGCCCACGCTTAATAAACGCTTTGCTCCTCTTGGATCGGGCATAAGTTTTTTAGGATACATGAATACACAGCTTACATCGTAACGTCTAACGTCTGGACCGTCAACTAACTCACCTAATTCCCAATTTTTGAAGGCGTATAAATCGCTTTCATCTAACACACGCTCAAAATCAAGTAAGGTACTCATTGTACCGTCGCTGGTATACACGCCCTTTATGGTCGATATAATACTAGAATAATCTATATCATTAAAGAATTTGTCTGCTGGATTATTGCTCATGTTGTATTTATCATAAAATGATATTTGTATGAGCATTTAAAATGCTAGGGGACAGCCTAATATTTATCACCTTAAAATGCGAAAAAAATACGCTATTATGCTATATTAGTATGTCTTTAAATAACTTTGTGTTTTATGAGAACACGGCTCGACAAAAAAGGAGATTACTTTGAGCAAACGAAAAACCGGCGCTTTACGCCAACAAGAACAAGACACACGCTACGCACACTCAAAGAAATATGATACACAAACTTTTTATGTGAAAGAATCTAAAACAATCAACTTCGACCAAAGTAGGACTAAGGTAAACACAAGACCTATCACACTAGTCCCCAAATCTTTGAATCAAGAAAAATATATCCTGGCACTTTTAGATGAGGCTACAGATATCGTTGTAGTCGGGGGACCTGCGGGTACGGGTAAAACTTACCTAGCTATGCAGGCCGCTATTAAGGCACTAAAAGAAGGTTCAGTAGAGCGTATTATCTTGACAAGACCGGCAGTTGGTGTTGAAGATGAAAAGCATGGATTTTTGCCCGGAGATTTAAATCAGAAAATGGAACCATGGACAAGACCATTGCTTGACGTACTGCGTGAATATTATACAGCACGTGAAATCGCCCACATGTTAGAAGAACAGATAGTCGAAATCGCACCCCTAGCATTCTGTCGAGGTCGAAACTTTAAAAATAGCTTTATAATATTAGACGAGGCTCAAAACGCAACTCCTGGTCAACTCAAAATGATTATGACTAGAATCGGTAACGGCAGTAAGATTGTAATTACTGGAGACATTGAACAAGCCGATAGAAAGACAAACGATAACGGTTTGTTAGATTTACAAAATCGGTTAAGAAAGGGGGTGATTCCAGGATTGCAGCAATGCCACTTTGAACTAAAAGATGTTCAAAGACACCGCATCATCGAACATGTGCTGAAACTATACAGCAATTAAAAAAGGGGCTTAGGCCCCTTTTTTGTGGAATTCTTCAATTCTAGATATGACCTCAGGATAAACAGTGCTGTAATACTGTTTCAAATCTTCAAAAGGCTTATTAATAGTTTGTCCTTCAATGACACACTTTTCTACCTTTTGTTCTTTAAAATCTAGAATGACATTACATGTTTGAATGTCACTAGTTTTCATGTTCCTACTGACACCAACCTGTTCATCAATTTGACCGTTAGGTTTTCTCAAATATGTTATTAGCAAATATCTCATTTATTGTCCTGTTAATTCTATAAGAGTTGCGGCTAAACTAATTTCAGGAATACCCACTAAACTCAAGTTTGCTAAACCATTACGAATGATAATGATACTAGCGTCACGTTGTTCATTTGTAGAACCCCACAAATCTAAGTTGTTGTACATCCAACGATACAAATCTTCAATTCTACTAGGATAGAGGCTAAGATATTGAAGCAAGGTTTGTCTGCCCTCGTAGATTTTTTGTTCTTTGAACAGTTTTGTAGCCTCTAATAACAATTCATCTTCGCTGTTTGTTTCATTTTGGCTAGCAATTAGTTTACCGCTACTACTATTTACTTGAACTTGATTAAGACATTTACGTAAATCAGGATAAGTAGCTCCTACATATCCATCTAATACATCCAAATCAAACTCTACGTTTTCTTCTAACAAAACTTTAGCAACACGTGTAGTAAATTCGGTCTTATCCGTTTTACTGATGTGAAACTCATGGCATCTGCTCTTAAGTGCTGGTATAATTCTATGTTGATAGTTACAAGTCAAAATAAATCTAGCAGTCATGTGATATGCTTCCATATCATTACGTAATGCTGCCTGACCTGCCGGAGTTAGATAATCAGCTTCATCTAACAGAACAACTTTGAATTTACCAAAAGGCATCGTTTGAACGAAACCGACAATCTTGTCACGCACAACGTCTACTGAGTTTTCTCGACTTGCGTTAATTTCTAGTACATCATAATCTTCTACCCCAAGTTCATGGATAAGAACTTTTGCTAGAGTCGTTTTTCCTGTACCTGGATCACCACTTAACAACAAGTGAGGAATAGATTCATCTTTAATCCAGCCCTCTACTTGTTGTTTTTGATTTTCATTTACGAAAACATAATCTTCTACTGTCTGTGGTCTGTATTTTTCTACCCAAAGTTGATTTTTCATTTATTTCTTTTCACCAAAAAGTTGTAACAAAGACAAGAACATATTAATGAAATCTAGGTATAATGTCAATGCCCCTGAAATTTCAGCGGTTGTTGAATCGCCAGAATCCATTAGTTGCTCACGAATTTTTTGGGTGTCATAAGCGGTAAGACCCAAAAAGATAATGATAGCAATTGCTGAGATTACCATTTGGAATACTGTACTACCTACAAAAATATTCACGATACTCGCAATGATAATTGCAATCAGTCCGATAAACATGAACTGTCCGATACTATCTAAATTTCGTTTAGTAAAGTATCCATAAACGCTCATAATCATAAAGAGTACACCTGAACCCATAAATGCGGAAACGATACTACCCATATTGTACACCGCAAAAATAGTTGCGAAACTTAAACCCATAAGTCCGGCAAATCCACTAAGCACCAATACAGAACCCATAGTCCCGATTCCGGCATTTAGTAAAATAGGTACAAGAAAAATGAATGCTAGAGGGGCAAAAATAACGATCCATTTTGTGAATCCAGTAAAGAAAAACTCTAACATTGCCGGGCTAGTACCTACCATGTAGCTTACAAACATACTAATGAACACTGCCAATGCCATGTAGCCATAAACACGACCCATAGCTTCATTGATTTGTGTCGCAGTTCTGTATGTTACATCATTAACTGTAGTATTAAGCATAATTTCTCCTTATCGTTTTAATGCTTCCATTGTGATAATTTGGGAAATACTTTTTCCCAACTCTACTTCATCATTGACCACATATAGGTTAGTGTCTACACTATCGTTTCTGCGGTCATATTGCCTAAATTCAATTGCCCAACCACCGTTCGCCTTGAACATCTTGAATTGAATTGGTTCGCTTGCAATACTATCACTTTCACGGACTTTAATTGCTCGACTGGATTTATTTACCAAATTTAAAGAGACCTGAGCTTCTTCTTTTTGATAACTTTCATTTTGGACGCTTTCCCAAGCCTGCTTACATTTTTTAGCAAACCACTTATCAAACCATTTCATTTAAATTCCTTTATCAGATATGTAATCATCCTCAACTGGATCATCACTAACTAATAGTATATCATTGGGATCGACTCTACGCAATGTCTTTTTACCCTCTTCGTCCTCAACATCAATGCCGCGTGTCCAACGACCGTGCGCTACACATATCCATTGACCCACTTTTAACTCACCATTATATTCAGGACCAAACTTATAGATTTGTGCCCATCTAGGACGAATACCCGATCCCTTCATATCATCGTTGAGAATAATAATGCCACCTTTACTGATTCGTTCTTCGAATTTCATTCCGTGAACTACGATCCAATCTTTTAATGGATGTAATTTATCCTTAACAATTTTATGTGGTTCAAATGCTAATTTCACTTTTTAATTTCCTCATTGTCTAAATCGTCAAATAAACTTTGCTCTGCTTCTGATAATTCTTCAATTTCCTGTACGGGCGGGGCAACAGGTTTTTGCTGTGATTGTTGATTAACATGTGGTTTCGAAGGTCTTTCTTTGACAATATTTTGATATTGTGCTTTTACCCTTTTAGTATTATCCTTGATAACCCTATTATGACTGTCCAACACATCACCCCTGGCATTAACATTCATGTTTCCTACGGCTCTGACTTTTTCATTTTTTGCCGCAAGTTGGCTCATATCTAAAGGTTTACCTTGTGCGGTTCTGTATACTGGCATGGTTTTCTCCTATTTTAAGAATTCATCTATGTTTAAACCATAGTGTAGACTATTTATACGATGAATTCCTATAAGATACAATACATAGCTACTAACACTACTACCCCTACCCACACCCCAAACAATATTGTGCTTTCTCATTGTGTCTACCAAATACTTACAATAACACAATAATGGGAACATGTCTCGTTCTTGGAATTTTATTAATTCCTCACCCACACGCTGTAACTCGTATTCTTCCACACACAGATCCAAGACATATTTGGCTATATCAAAGTTCTTATATTCATCGGGCATGTACCAATTAGACTGTTGTAAGTTATCAAAATCTGGTACAGAAAGATTCAGTTCTTTATAAATTTCTATTGTGGGGATGTTTTTGATATCCAGAGATTCTGGAAAATGAATTGGTTTCTCTACCAAAGCATTAGTAATCGTTTGGTCAGGATTGGACAAGTAAAGATCACATAAATCTTTCTCTGTTAAGATTTGTCTACCGTATATATCTGTACCCATACTATATTATAGCACGATTTGATATGTTACACAATAGTTACTTGTCCAGTTTGTCAAAACTCACAAACACTATTTCGCTAGAGACATTGGCTTCTTGTTTTTTCTCTTGCCAGCCAAGATTTAAATCGTCCCAATTTGTAGGTGATTTAGTCAGCTTGACTACTTTTTTGGATTTGTTTTTTATGGGCTTATCAAACATCTTCGGAGTAGAATCATTCCACCAACCTTTTAGTTTAAAGGGCCCTACATCTTCGTCAATACTATGTAAATAGCTTACCCCATCACACAGTTTACTTGTAATACAGGTATCTACAACTTCTAATCTACCTTCAACAATCGCATTTAATTTCGTAAATGCCATAATTCCTATGATCTGGTCATATGGTTCTTCCGGTAGTAAGGCTATTTTTAAATCAGCTTGCGAAAATTTCTCTATTGATTCTTTATCTTGTTGATATAAAAAGATAGTATTTTCAAAACACTCGTTAAACAAATATTTCATTCGTTGTAGAGCAATATTTTGTTCTTGAATGTTTTGAGTAATAACATTAAATTGAACATTTACTTCGTAAATATTCATGTAAAACTCATTATCGACATAAATGCCGGATAGAAAAGAAAAGTCTCGTTGAATTCTTACTGTCATTTAGATTCTTTTTGAATGTTTATTTTATTGTTAAGACCTTGCTTTTTGTAAATTTCATCGATTCGTTTACCGTACTCGGTTTTATAGCTATCTAATACCATTAGCATTTGTGCTATCATAGGACCATTTTGCATCCTATAAACGTAATTTAATTTTTTGGTTAAATCCTGTATGGTATTTTGTAACTCATCCATCGATTTACCACTAAGGTCATTAATAAAAGGATGTTGCATTCAAATATTTAACAGTTAGATTGCTGTCAGTGCAATTTTACCCCATATAGGAGTAGCACCGTCATATGTACCTACGCACACATAGACATAGGAACCATCAGTACAAATTTGCCCCGGAGCATCACCGATGCCACCTTGCGCTGTTGGCTGACGTACAGGTATCTGAGCAGCCTTTTGGTTTCTATTTGTGGGTAAGACTTCTATAGTAGTTCCGCAATCTAGTGTAGAAAAATTATACATTAAGGTTCTGACGCCATTAGGTGAACTCACAATGTTTGTATATGTTGTATTTGCTGTGATAGTACCATTACTATAGTAATTTTCTAATAGGCGCGTACTAGCTCCCATTCCAGCTACTATAGTGCCGTTAGCATCTACTGTACTATTAGGGAAAGAAATGTATGCGTTACTGTTTGCGATGGTCAAAATTAATTGAACATTAGACTGTGTTCCTGTGGGAGCCCAACCACCAAAACTTATCGCAGTATTTTGAGTGATAGTTCCGTATTGGACATCTGCTTTTGTTACATTGATAGTTATAGCATTACCTATATTGCTAGAAAGATTATAAGTTTTAGCTCTGAAACCCTGAACAGCCGCATTGCTAATCATAGTGTTAGCCATATCGTTGTTTAAGGTAGTACCAGTTAAGGCACTTTTAACTACAGCTTTTGATTGTATATCATCTATCTCTGTTTTTGCGATATCTAAGTTTGTTTTAATAGCAGTGAAATTATCTCTAAAACCCTGAGTACTGTTGTTAACTCCGGGTATTGGATAAGTTGTATCTATTGAATTAGTATTAATGTTGCTCATATGTTAATTCCGTCAATTATTTAGTTCAGTTAGTCTTGGGCAAAATTGTTTCTTTCGGGAACAACACCGGTACGTCATACGTATCTAATGGGTCAGGAGTAGGTGTTGCGCTCGGCGTGCCTGTCCATTGTGGGTACAATAATTTGGTATTATAATCATATGTACCCGTTCTATCTATAATATAACGGTCTACTGAAAAATCTATCTCATTTAGTCTATGCGGCCAATTTGCTTCAATATTGGCTTTAACAATAGAACTATATCCTGGCTTTGTGTAGCAAATAACCCAAGCAGGAACATATCCTAATGTACCGCCATCTTCTTGTTGGGTAGTCATCCATTCAGGTAGCAATTCTTGTGATGTGTTTTGAACCAAATTGTTGACAATCTGAGTCCTCATGTTAATCAAACTGGCAGGATATAAAGCTCTTTGATTTACGTAACCCGGCGAGTAACTTGTATAAATCTCAGACCAGCTTGTAAAGAATGATGTGTTAGTTACATAGAAATCACCAAAGTCTAAGGGTATGTCTCTAGGCCATATAATTTCTTTCTGAATACTTATACCTTTTGGATTAACTAAATTATCAACAATATCACAATACACTACTTCATAAACTATATTATTGTCTGAATCTCTAGCGATGGCTGTTTTAATCTCACCAAGCACAAGCCTTCTATTGTAGTGATTTATATTCATAGCCTCTATATAGGCTTCTGCTGTATACGGTTCCATACCATACAAATGAACATACTTAACATCCGTTGCTTTACCAAAGAATACATCATCGGGTCTATAAAGATATTCGTTAGGAATTAAAGAAGTATCGTTTAATAAAGAATTAATGATTGATCTACCTGAAAGATTAGGACTAGCTTTCATGTAAATGTTTTCTGTTGGTTTCACATATTTTTGATACAATCTTAGTGTAAATGTTCTTACATTATCAACTATGGGGAATTGTGGATTAAGTGCCCTTACAGTAAACGTGAATGTACTAGTTTCACCTACATTCAAAATTTTGGAACTATCTGGTTGATATGGGAATCTTCCTACTATCTGACCATTAGACAATAAAGTAACGTTAGGAGGTAAACTTCCGCCGACTAATCTGTATTCAATATCTCGTACACTAGTAGCCTTCAACTGTAACTGACTGATAGATCCAGCATTTACTGATCCCAAATCATTTGGTGATACCCATTCAATATCCGGTACTATATTATTTCTTATAGTTATTGAGTATGTTTCTAAGTCACTCAATACTGTTGGTAAATTATTTTTGTTTACGTTTACACTGAATTGAAAATTAACTATACTATTAGGAGGAATTACTGGTATACCTGTAATCCAACCTGTGTTTATATCTCCAACCAGTCCCGGTGGTAATACACTGAAATTATATGTCAATCCAATGCCATCAAAATCATGACCTATAATTTTGAAAGAAAAATATTCGCCACTGTTAACATCTGGAAGTACGTTAGATTCTAACAAATAATAAGAGTAATAAGGATCATCTAAAGGTATAGGCAAGGTTAACGGATTGCTATTTAATATTGCCGGTTTTCTAGTATTAGGCGGACCATAAAGTTGTTGATTTCTTATTTTTATAGAATACGATTTTGTATCAACTCCTAGTTTACTTATTAATTGCACAGTAAAACTATATGTTCTTTCAGTTGGCGATCCATTGGGTAAGAATGGAGGGTCGGCATATCCTCTAATTCTTCCCAAAGGTGTTATTACTAAACCGGGAGGTAACTCTCCTCCTGTTAAAGTAATAATGTAGGGGTTATCCGGTATAGGATTACTAATATTTAAATGATAATCTACTAGTGTGCTATCTAAGATGTCTAGGAGTTGACCATTTGGTGTGTTTATTCTTACCCCATTAAAGCCAAACACACGCATCGAAAATGTTCTATCTTTAATATTACCAAAGTTATCTGTAGCACGTATAGTAAATGTATATGTAGTTTCAGAGGGAACGTCTAAAGGAGTCCCGGTAAGTATACCAGAAGAAGATAACTGTAACGGATTTTCCGGACGACCGGCTGGCAGTGAACCATTTAATAGTTTATAAGTTACTGTTACTGCAGGACTAACTGGTCGGGCAATAAAACTTATACCTAACGCTAATCCGCTAGGAAATACTCCTATATCTCCTGCTCTAGTAATCCATACTGGTTGTGTCATATTAATGTGCGCCTAATGCCTCTAAAGCAATATGATAGTGATGTTGCCTATCTGCTAAACCTATTGTTCCGCCATTGATACGTTTTGTCAGTGTAATAAAATCATCTTTATCGCAATACTGATTCAAGTTATTATTATCCCAAAACCATCCTGCGCTGGATACTGCTCCTGCTGGGGTTTCTAAGTAAGCAACTGTTTCGTCCAAACTAATTCCTAAATCTTCAGCAAATTTAGTATAATTGGCACGACCGGTCAATTGTATTAATCCACGACCTCTAAACTTCCAACCGTCACCACTATTTTCGTCACCGTTGTTCATACGATTAGCATAAACACGATTAGCAATCTTTTCAGGCTTGCGTTCGTACTGTTTCGCAATATCTTCTGTAGGGAAGTACTTTTTGAATGTAGTCATTAATCCTTTAGCAGAATAATTTAAATTTTCTGCTACAAAATTAAAGCCGCCCGATTCATGTGCTATTTGTGCTATAAAAGCGGCTGCTCTTTTTGGATTGACATACATATCATAATATTCCGCAACTTCATGTAACGGAAGCGCATATGTTTCTAAAACACTTCTTTTTGTCTTAGGGCAAACTTTTTGTAATATTTCTACTGTAATCATAATTTCTCCTTAACCATATACGCCAACCATTGTATACCATTGCGTTAGACTTGTTCCTATAATCATTAATCGTGCTCCTGGGCCTAACGGAAACGAAGCATTCTGTGCCAATGAGTCGATATTAGCTCCTGTAGCTGGGTATACTCTTAGTGTTGCGGCTGTAGCATTAATAATAATTATATTCATACCTACTGTTATACTAGGTAATCGAACACCTTCATTAATTCCAGCAGCCACACTTGTAATTACGTTGACTTGTCTTGTTAGACCAGTTGCTGTTCCTTGAGTTGTTCCAGCTGCCGCTATACCACCTGAAACACTAGTCAAGAAATAACCACTAGAAGTTAAATCTGTGCCAGTTAATGCCCCGCTTAAGTTCAAGCTAGTTAGTGTACCAACACTAGTTATATTAGGTTGACTGCTACTGATAACAGTATCACTCTGTAGTGCTGCCGCAGCCTTAGGACCACCTGTAATAGTACCAGCTACTGACATTGATCCAGTTGCGTTATGTGTAAATGTCACTTGCGTTGTTGTACATGTGTTGACTAAATATGTTCCATTATATCCTGAAGGTGTTACACCTGAAACTGTAATACTTTGTCCCGGAGTGAATGGTGGATAACTCTGTGTTGCGAACGTCAACGTACAAACAGTACCAGTGCCAGCAGTAGCAGTAGTAACTACGCTCATACCAGTATTAAACATATTAATACCAGTTATACTAGCTCCATTACCACTGAATAATGTAGCTGTGAATATACCACCTGTTACGTTACCTGTACCTGCGTTTATAGCACCATTAGCAGTATTCAATGATCCTACGTTTGCAGCACCTTGTAGTATTAAACCTGTGCCGCTTGTACGAACAAAACCAGATACAGTCATTAATCCAGTTGCTGTATGATTGTATGTGACGGCTGTAGTATTGCTACTAACTACTGTAAATGTGCCATTATATGCAGTTGGTGTTATACCTGAAACTACAATAGTACTTCCTGTTGGGAATGGTGCTGCTGGTTGAGTGGCATATGTTAATGTTACTACTGAACCTGTGCCGCTAGTAGCTGTCACTGCTAGATTGGCACCTACCGACATTGCTCCATTTACATTATAAGATCCTGTTACTATTCCAGTACCTACTGTTAGGCTATTAGCACTAGCGTTGCCTTGAACGGCTAGATATCCACTAGTAATTAAATTACCACCAACTAAGTTTCCACTGGATGTAATCGTATTAGAGTTTATGGTTCCAATATTACCGGTACCATTAGTTAAACTCAGTATACCGCTTGACGCAAATGTTAAATTAGTTACAGCCGCATCAGTAGCAGAGAAACTTGCGGCACTTAAATTAGCGATACTAGCGTTACCCTCTAAACTTAATACAGTTCCTGTCGTTCGTATTCTTCCCAACGTTACTACAGATAGATTGGTACTACTAGCGTATACGACAGCAGAAGTATTACTGGAAGTTACAGTAAATGTTCCGTTATAACCAGTAGGATTTACACCATATACTTGAACTGTACCTCCTACTGGGAACGGAGTAGTAGACTGAGTAGCATAAGAAACTGTTACAAAAGATCCATTACCGGATATACCAGTTATAGCTAAGTTAGCACCAATACCAACAGTACCATTTATATTTGCGCTGGATGCTACTGTTAAATTACTATTTGTAGTAATAGCACCATTACTAGTCAATCCACCCATTGTAGCATTGCCAGTCACACTTAATGTGCCTGATGCTGTTAAATTTCCTGCGCTTGCTGTACCCACAACGCTCAACACACTACTGTTGATTGTTCCCAAATTAGCTGTAGCTGTACTAGCATTAATTAAAGAAGCAATAGTTAGCGCAGAAATATTACCTGTATTTGCTGTTACAGCTCCGGTTGTAGTTAAGTTGGCTCCACTCAAGTTTCCTGTAGCCGATAAACCTGATGTAGTCAAATTGCCTACTGTAGCATTGCCCGCAACATTCAAGAATCCGTTTGTTATAACATTACCACCAGTCATGTTACCGGTGACATTTAATAATCCTGACTCCATTAATGCCGCACCAGTCAAGTTGCCATTCATTACAATACTTGCTGTAGAAACATTTCCAACAGTAGCGTTACCGGTCACACTTAATGATCCGCCTGTACCTAGATTGCCGGCGGTGACGTTTCCAGTAGCACTTACTAAACCAACACTTGTAATATTACCTAATGCCGCATTGCCGGCTGATAAAGCACCGGATGTTGTCAGACTGCCAGCGGTCAATGCGCCGGATGCGCTAATTACAGATGTTAGTATATTACCTAAGTTAGCATTTCCACTGACAGTTAATGTTCCGCCTGTGACCATATTACCGGCTAATAAATTGCCGGTGGCTGTGATTCCCGCTGTAGATAAATTTCCTGTTGTAGCATTACCGGTAACGCTTAGATTTCCAGTAGTTCCCAAATTATTGGCGTTAATACTATCTGCGGTAAATGCTCCAGATGTACTGATATTACCTGCAGTGATATTCCCCACAGCCGCCAATGTTGCTGCACTTACTAATCCGCTTGTCGTTAAATTACCTACATTAGCATTGCCGTCTACTTGTAATATACCACTTGCTACTAAATTAGCGCCAGATATATTACCGGACACAGAAACTACAGCACCACTCAAAGTGGTTGTTGTGATATTACCTACACTAGCATTACCCACAACCTGTAGGAATCCATTTGTAATGATATTACCACCTGATAGATTTCCTGAAGCAGAAATAATACCTAACGATATCAAATTGCCTGCTTGAGCATTACCTGTAGCGGTTAATGACGTAGCACCAACTGTCCCTAATGTAGCCGCATTCGCTGACAATGACCCTGACGTAATAATATTTCCGCCTTGAACATTACCAGAAATACTTAATAAACTAGTAGTTTTATCAAACGTCAAGCCCGGTACAGCAGATGTATTTCCACCGTCATTAAATAAAATTTCTGTATTACTACCTGGAGCAGCTAAATTACCACCGGGAGGTGTTACAACACTACCGGTAATTGTAGTTCCGGCTGGTAATGTGATATTACCACTAGAATCAATTGTAGTATTACCTATTGTAATAGTACCATTAGCATCAATAGTAGTATTACCGATAGCAACGTTACCGGCTACTGTTAGTGAGGTTAAATTACCAACACTTGTTATTAATGGTTGATCTGTTGTAGTTAAAGTACCTTGAATGGTTGTAGTGGTTACAGCACCAGCACTTAGATTACTGGTAATAACACCACTGGTAATAGTAACACCATCCGTATTAGAAGAAATTGTTTGCGAGCCTAGCTTAAGAGTATTACCACTTAACCACAAATCTTTCCATCTATTTGTAGTAGACCCTAAATCATGTACTTCATTCAGATTTGGTACCAATGCTCCATTTACAAAATTAGTGATAGATAAGTTATTGACAGTAGCATTACCGGATACACTAAGATTAGCTGTAGTACTAATATTTCCAGTAGCAGTGACTCTTCCGGTATTCACGTTACCTGAAACACTATTACCAGTTATAACACTGTTACCACTGACTGTCGCATTACCCAAGGTTAAATTATATGCGATACTTACATTATTAGCTGTTACATTTCCAGAGGCGTGAACATTACCAAATGTAATTCCTGTAGCATTACTACTAAATGATTGTGTTCCTATTGTGATAGTGTTAGCCAACCATAAATTAGACCATCTGCTTGCGGAATTACCAATTTCTAACGATGCTATATTTGCTACTAAACTAGTCGTTACAAAATTTGTTACTGTTAAATTAGCTGTTCGTGTAGTACCAGTAAAGTTAGCATTAGTCGTTGTGATGTTAGGTGCTAAATCTATCGCAAAAGGTGTTAAATATGAACCAATAGTGGCTGTATTACTTGTAGGGCTAGTAATACCTACACGTAAACTGTTCGTACTGTTACCCCATCCTGCCGTTTGAATGGTTATATTAGGAATGTTTGCTTGGATAAAAACATTTCCGAAAGAACTTCCGCTTACATAATCAAGTCCAGGACCTAAATATACGTTACTAACGCCTGCAGTTAGTGTCTGATTATATAAGTCAGTAAAATTATTTTGTATTTTCTGAAACGCTGCCCTAATAGGATCTGCTGCCGGGTCATTAGGGAAGGTACCAAAATCTATAAATTGTTGGGCCATATCAATAGTCTACCTTATTAAGTATTTATCAAAAAAAATAGCCCGGGGGTACCGGGCTATATGAGGTGCGGTTTATAATTTTTACCGCTTAATTATTTGATACCACTTAATCTCTTCCATTCATTAATGGATTCTCTTACTGTGACTTGTGTAGGATTAAGTACTGTTTGGTCACGCTTCATTTTGTGTAAGTCGTTACCCATAGATAACAATGCCTTTAATTTAGCTAATTCGGCTTCGGCTGTACCGTCTTTTCCTGCTTCGTTTGCGTATGATTCTTCCATATGCTCTTCGCCGCACATATGTCCTTCATACATTGCGCCGCCACACTCATTACACATTTCTTCGCCTTCACGTACCTTTTCCATGTCGCCATCGCCATCTAAGTCAGCTTCTTTTTTGCCGGCAGCACGTGCTTTTGCTAAGTTTCCAGTAAACTTGTTACCCTCTTCAACATCATCTTCTTTGACAGGATATTCTTTTCCGCCAACTTTCATTTTTTCGCCGGGTTGAACTCCGTCAGATTTAGCCTTTGCCAATGCTCCTGTAAACGCATTACCTTCGTCAGTTTTTTCTTCTTTATCACCTTCGTCATCGCTTTCTTCTTCATCAGAGTCAGCTGGTTCTAGTGTATGTGGTTCTTCCTCTTCGCCTTCTTCGTCGGCGTAGTCTTCAGAACCTCCCATGTCAATACCTGACATTTTCTTGATTAGAGCTAGCATATCATCACCATCACCTACTACGTCAGGAGCAGCTTGAGGTTCTGTACCTGTACCAGTTGGTTCTTCTTCACCGGGAGACATTACACCATATCCAACTTCTGGTTTTTCATCACCACCAAACATACCGATACCAGCATTTCTTAATACACCTAATAGTGCTTGAGCATCAGCGTCACTAGCAGTTACGCTTACTGAATCAGGAGAACCTTGTTGTCCTGTACTGCTAGAAACAGTAATACCTTCTGTTAATAGGGAATTTAATTGTTTTTCCCATCCTTCTAGTTGAATGTCTTTCATATCTGTACTTTCTAATTTTGGTTTTCTTAATCCAGCAATAAAATTAGATGCTTTCTTACCTAATTCTGCTCCTTTATTAATCGCACGGTCTGTGAATGCGTTGATAGGATCTCTGGACCATGGGGTAGGATCTTTAACTGGAGCCCCAGGATCTTGAATTCTACTTGGTTTGAATGCGCTAGGATCTCCAACCTTGCTATCCATTCCAGTTGTTCTAAATCTATCTTTACTAGAAATTGGTGCTACTGGTTCAGGATCGGGTCTAGTATCAGCTTCTTCCAAACTTTCTTCATAGTTTACAAAACCAAATTCTTCTAATGCAGCATCACGTAATTGGCTCTTTAATGTGCCAGCTAAACGCTTATAGCGATCACCATGTGCTAATAATTTATCAATAACACGACCTGCTAATGCTCTGTCTTTTAATTCTACCGCAGTCATTATATTATAACCACGTGGACCGTTTTCTAAATCTTCAATAAAGCGTAATACTAAATCTTTCATAGCACCCTCAGTCAGGATCATACCTTCGTACTCAAAAGATTCTTCTACTTTACCCTTATTATGAGCTTTCCATGCTGTAGCATAAGCAATTGACTTTTCTTTGGGTGTAATCTTACCGTCTTTAGCATAAGACTGTTTGATGTGCTTTACCATACGTTCGGCTTTAGCTCCTGGAGGCGCCTTTTCTTCGATAGGTCCACCATGCTTGCGAATAACTTCTGGTGCTCCCTCCATTGTTGCTGGTTGATCTAATGCTTCTTCGTTGGTCTTACCGCGCAACTTAGCTAATACAGCACCAGCAACTTTTTCACCACGCTCTTTTGAACCATAACGCTTTGCAGCGTCAGCCGCAATTTTACCAAACTGTTTGCCTGGCTTACCGATATCTTTTCCGGCACGTGCTTTTTTAGCACTATAATCACCTGTAGCTTCTTCAACTTCTTTTTGTTGTTCTGGTTTATTTGGTACTGCCATTGGCAACTTACCAGTTGGTGGCATGCCTGCTTTTCTTTGTAAATCTTTGATTAGGTCTTCATCACTACCATGACCCAACTTATTTAAAATAGCTCCGCCTACTTTCTTAGCAGTATCTAACATACCTTCATCAGTAATTTGATCTCCTGCTAATGTCATTTCACCTTTACCGATAGACTGCTTAATTTGTGCAGCTAATTGAGGATTTGTTACTTGTCCTAATACTCTGTTACCCTGTTTAATAACCTGTGTATTAGATTGTGCCGGAGCAATTGTAACTTGTTCTGCTTCATCTAATTGAGATTTATTAGTTTCGAGTTCTTCGATGTATTCTTTTAACGAATGCTTTTTAGAAACCTTACCTACTTCTTTCTTAGGCTTCTTGCCGCCCATAACACTTGATAACGAACCAGTGTCAAATTTTACTCCGGCGTCACCTGTATCTTTCTTAGGACGACCTCTACCCTTTTTAGGTGCTTCTTTCTTAGCTTCTTCGCCCTTGTCTTTCTTGCCTACTTTATGTCCGTATTGGTCACGAACATCTTCTTTACCGTATTTGTTACCATACTCACCTTTGTGGACTCGACCCTTTTCAGTTTCTTTGGTCTCCCCTTCAGAGATTGTACTTAACGAGTTTAAAATGCTTTTAAAATCCATTTTGGTGATCCTTATTTCTTATCTAACTTAGCTTCTATTCTATCAAGTTGTTTCTGTAACTCAGACATTCTAGAATCTATATCTGAAACTTTTTGTTGTGTAACTTGAACTTTGGTATCGATACCTTTTACATTATCATTCATTGTCATGTATCCTGTACCACCGATACCACATGCTCCTACTACTATCCATGTCAGTTGGCTTGTGTTGAAGTCAATCATTTATTTTCTAGCTCCTGTTGGGGGTAGATTAGGTCTAGTCATTTTACTCATAGGACTCAAATGACTAACTTCTTTGTTATCCTTTTTAGCTATAGGAGTTTTTTGTCCTGCGTAAGGAATATCAATACTTGGTTTCTTTGGCATCACTCTATCTAAGTATTGATTAGCATATTCTTTACTTGCTTCTTTACCATTATCTTCTAGTTCAGTTTGTAGTAAAACAGGCTCTTTACTTCCTTCGTTAGCGTATTTGTCATTTTCAGCATTAATGCTGTCATTAAATTCTGTAGTGACCATGCGTACACGACTTACGTTACAGCCGCATGCTTGAGCACATTGTTGTATCATTGGTTCTGTAGCAGGATATTTGAATTCGACTTTGATGATAGTTACCGGTTCATTTTCTAAGTCAGGAAATCCATATGGATTTTTTTGAATAGGTGTTGTTTTGGGTTCTTCGATCTTGACTGGATCGAATTTTTCTAGGTTATATTTGAACATATCCATAAATTTTTCATCACAGTCTCCTGCGATTTTAATTGTGTAGTTATATGTTCTAACCGATTCTGTAAGATAATGGCGAAGGCTTTTCATTATAATATTCCTATTGTAGTATTTATTCAATTATCAGATTTTTTACTTCCGATAATTTGCTTCAATAATTCATTTCTGTCTAAAAGACTTCCTTCTCCTACGGGAGTCGATTCAATCTCTTTAACTTGACTTGCAGCCTTTTGATCTAGGGCTGCTTTTTTCAATTGAAGGTCAATCATTTTTAATTTTTTATTGATTTTTGCGGTCTTAGCTGTAATAGCATGACCTAACATTGTGCCCGCACTATTGAATATTTCGCTAGCAAAACGACTATCAACCTGCATACCTAAATCCATTAGTTCTTTATAGCTGTCTTGCGCTAGTCTTGCTAACTCATCCATTTCGGTATCGCTAGCTTCTAGTCCTCTAACTTGCGGTAGAGCATTTTCAATTTTCTCTAAATTGGAATATGCTTCTTGTGTGATTTCTTGAACTTGACCGGATTCAATTAATTCTTCGTTTACTGAGTCATCCACTGGTGGAAGTTCAAACAGTTCTGACAATTTTCTAGTCATACTACTTTCCTAAATATAGTAGTATTTATTTGGATCTTCTTCCGTTGTAGAAAAGGTCATCTTCTGTGATGACCCTGAATTTAAATCCATTTTGTTTACAGTAAGCCATGGCACTACCCCACTTAGCATGATTGATTGCCACCACGGCCCTGTCTTTTGCGCTAGCTACCCGACTTTCAATAAGACTTTGTTTTTTGGGTTTTATTTCTACGACTTCCGCTATTTGCTGTCCAAATTTATTTTCATAGACAACAAAGAAATCAGGTATGTAATTTGCCATTTTACCCGTCAATGGATGACGATAGGGTATGACTAGTGCTTCACTGGCCCATCTAATAATATTTTTATTATTGTCACAAAACTGCATGAACGTAAGTTCCCATCCAGAACGGTATTTGGGCTTATGCTTGCCGATGTACTTTTCTGGATGTTTAGGTTCAAAAAAGCCTTGTGCCCAATTAGCCATTATACTACTACGTTTCTTTGAACTTGTTGATTGGGTTGCGGAATACTACCGATGCCGTATAGAGTTGTTTTACTCTTTAAGCTATTGAGATAATATGTAAGTATACCATTTGCTTTTATTTGTGTTTGTCCTTGTAGGTAGCCTAGCAAGTCCAATACATTTTCACCTGTGATATTAGATATTCTAAAAATTATTGTAGTGAAATTTTGTGCTATGTTTTTACTTTGCGTAGTTTGGAAAAAGTAAGAATATACGAGGTCATACTGATTCGCATCCACTACAAGATCAAAATTATAAAATTGATCGAATACTCTTACTGTTTTATCTAAATCACTTCTAGGTGCGTCTATTAACTTTGCCATATTATACCTCTTAGGTATTTAGCCCACTGTGGGCGGATTTTTGAGAATGTTTTGATAGGCACCGTTTATAGAATTAGGTAGATTTTTAACAACTGTAGCCGCTTGTGTCGGGAACTCAAACAGATTATTTCTGTTAGGTGTGCCCTTCAGTGCGTCGGTGGCAACACCTAATGCTTCTGCTTTTGCTATTCTTAAGATATTTTGAGGATTCTTAAATGTATTTTTTGCGGCGCCTGCTTTCTGAATGGCGCCAATAATGTTGCCCGATTCTAAATCACCTAAGATTCCGCCAGCCGCATCTAATAAACCACCTTGTCCTAAAATAGTAGCATTAGATCCCGGACGAGCGATAGGACTTAATGTTCTATCATAGTGGTCATCACTACCAAAACCCTTAACAATCTGATCTGGTTTTCTACCATCAATAGCCCCTTCAAAATATTTTACAGTTTCATACTGAAGTGACATTTGATGTTCCATAGTTCCAGCACCTTCACTGTAATTGTAAGTGTCGTGACTAAAACTTTCAATCATTGGGTTGATTAATCTATACAATACAAAGTTGTGTTGATTAAATCCATAAATGTTTATTGCTCTGAAGAAGGGTGCTTTACTTACACCTTGACCAGCCGCAGCATTTGTAGCTTGACTATTTGAAGTCTCTCCAATATAACCCCAATCGTCATTTCCTAAAATACTAGAATCATAAAGATTTCTGTGATTTAAATCATATCTGTTTCCATAACCACCATCACCAAAATCTTGGCTAGGTAAACCTGACCCGCTATCTGATTGAGCGGCATCTTTATAATAGTAAGTATAATATGTGTACCACATCTTGCGAATCAAATTCGCATTATCATCGTGAAATGTAATATTGATGGGGTCGTATTTTATTTTTGTTTGTATCACACGTTTGCGATTATATTGATTCATTGTTGCCAAATCAAACGTATACTTTGGTAACTGAATAGTTTTTACTGCCAGTCCAAAATTTTGATCCTCAGGCCATTGTTGGGCAGCACCGATGTACTGCTTGTTTATATCAAAATAGACATGAAATAAAAACTTAAACTTAGGTGAATAAGCGTAGGCATTGGTTCTAAAGGTTTTACTTGCGTGAGTGTAATCACGCAAGTATTCACTTGTAAAGAAACCATCAGCGGCGTCTTTTAAAAGGTTTTGAAAAAAACCTGCCATAGACTACCTTGATTATACTGTACCGATGCCAGTTACCGCCGTACCACCGAACGCACGACCAACTTGTACACCAACGCCAGAACTTAATGGGCTCTGAACTGCGTTGTCGAAACGTACTGTCAATTGAATTGTAGCTGGATCGCTTGTTTTATAATCTAAGTTGTTGTAATTAGCTGTTTTAATAAAACAACCATATAGTTCCCAAGATTCTAGTACAGTAGGTGTTAGAACACCGTTACCACCATCAAGAACTTCATAGTTGATTTGGAACTTGTAATCTTGTCCTGTTGCCGCAGATGCTTGTTCAACAAAGTCCATTTGTTTCTGAATTTGTTGACCAACTAGTTTGGACACATTACCTTGTGCGTCATCACGTAAATTGATTGTAGTCTCTTGCCAAGCATGTTTACCTGCCAAATAGATACGTGAGTTATAAACATCTAATGTGACTTCATCAAATTGAACTTGCGGACGAGTAATATCCATTACTTGCTTAGTCAACTCTGCTGTAGAACCACCAACCCCAAAGTTTAAGAACAATGCTCGGAAACGATATTGTAACTTAGGCATCAATAGACCTTGTGAGTTAGCGGCATTATCTGACGCTACGGTCATATTGAATAATGATTGTGAGGCTATTGCCATATTATTTCTCCTATATTTTTATTTATCTAAATTTGTCTCCCGTTTCCGAGAGACAAATTCATTAACCGTTTATCTCTCCGGTGTTCAATACACGAACTGGGATATAGATAAACTCAGCAGCTTTGACTGGTTCGATAGCAACGTCAATCCATAGCTCGTTTCTATCAATACGTGCTGGTGTGTTGTTACTTTCGTCACAGACAACCAAGTAGTCATACAAACCACGTTTAGCAACTAAGTCGATAAACAATGATTGTACAACACCCTGAATTTCGCTTCTTGTTAGAGCATCGTTTGGTTCAAATACGAATGGACGAGCTGCAACTTGTAGACGTTCACGGATGTAGCAAATCAATCTTGCTACGTTGATTCTGTCTAACGCTGACTGACTATCAAAACTATTCTTGTTACCATAGTTTAGTAAGCCTACTCCAGTAAAGAATGCTAATGGGTTAATTTGATTTACATACAATACGTCACGAATTCCCATACGATTCTTGATAGTTATAAACTCACCGGTAGTAGAATCAATATAACCAATGTTTGTAGCATTATCAATTGTACCTCTACGTGTGCCTGCTGGTGCTAACCAAGGATAAGCAATAGTATCATTACGTAAGAATGTGCGTAACATCATATGGCTTGCTGGTACAGCGACTAGAGCACCGGTTAAATCTGTAGTAATACCGCTTGGATAGAATACACCCAAATAAGTATCACGTGTTACCCAACCATCTTCTCCAGTCGATGTTGCTCCTGCAGCATTAGTAGCCCAATTTGTAATGTCAGTTGCTTGGTCAGCTAATCTCATAGGTGTATCACCGATGATGTATGCTGTATTGTTTCTGTCATTATTCAATACTACCATATCAGGTTGTAGTTCTGGATAACCAGGTGCCGCCATTAGATTAAAGAATGTATCTTCTTCACGTATCGACAAGTTTGTTGTAACAGCAGCCTTCATAGCTTGAACAACCATATTACGTTGTGCTTTACGACCCATATATGCTGAGCCATTTGACTGTAATCCACTAGCAGTAACCCAAGTATATGAATATGTTGGTAGTACTGCTGGAGAAGGATAATTTGCGGCTGTAAAATAATTTGTTCTAAATTGTTTTACATTGTATCCTGAACGGCGTGTGTTGAATAGTAACATACCTTGTGGATACAAATCTGGATTAGGAGCATCTAGATCCAAATAGTCACTAGTCAATAGTGTCACAATGCTAGTCAATGGATCACTTACAGGATCTACGTTACCGCTATCTGCCCAACGAGCATCAGCAAATAATACTCCGTTTTCACTTGTTTGATCTGTATTGTCAAGTGCCACCCACTCGTCTAAACCATCAACGTTCTGCCAACGACTTAACTTAGGATAGTTTTCTAAGTCACTTGTATCTAACCACAAGTCACCATATACTAACGGTGTGCCATCAGTTTGTAGTGTAGGTGCTGTAGTGCTTGTGATTGGGCCTAGAGGATCTGTTTGTCCAGATGGAGCAATCACACTAGGATGTCCATTTGAATCATATCCTGTATTTTTGTAACCGATCCAATCACCGTTCTTCTGTACCATAATATCAACTTCTGTAGCTGTACTATAATACCAATTTGTACCGTTGAGTGGGTTAGTAGCAGGAGCACCCTCATTAGGAATATAATCAATCAATTCCCAATTACTTAATAGAGAAACATAATTGGTTCTTGGGTATCCAGAATAATAAGCAAAAGATGTTATTGCTCCACCGGCACCGATCGATTGGACACTTAGTTGTAGGTCGTTAGTTCCACTAGCACCTGCTAATAGCCCACCATCGATTGTAATAATATCACCTACACCATAACCTGTTCCTGGGAAGTTCAATGTAACATCATAGTAAGTTCCTACGTTCATTACATCGAATGTAGCACCAGAACCATTTAATGATGTTGTAGGTGCGCCAGTCACTGGATACACTGCGATAATACCTCGCTGAGTATTGGCTTGAGTTTCGTCAAACCCTATTTCTGTTAATAATCCGTTACTTTGACCATCTAAACCAGGTTGATAGAAATCACTCATGTAAATGTCACCACCCTTAGTGTGTGTGATTACTAAAGCACCAGCAGAGTTGATACTGATTTGAGTGTTAGGAATGTTAGCTCCGTTCCAGTCAGCGGTAAAATCAGTTGCTGAACTACCTGTTGTAACGAAAGAATATGTGTTGGTGTTGTTAATAACACTAGACCCCGGAACACTTACTGATACAGTCAATGTAGAACCAATTGTAATACTAGGATTATTTACAGCGCCAGTTATTACTGTTTGACCAGTAGCCATTCTAGCATAATAAGAAATACCTAGTGAAGGATCTACTGTACCTGTATTATCACCTACTGTAGCAAAAATAGTACCTACAGGGATAGCCTGTCCACCAGAAGAATCTAAATCGGCAGAAGCAGCGAAAGGAGTTGTATATTTACCTACAACCTTAGGAATCCAACTATCTACAGTACTGGAATACTGAGACATTGCTGATTCCATACCATTACCTGAAACGCTAGTCTTAATCCAAACGCTTCCTGTTGGGTGAGGTGTTGCTTGGCTGCTAGACCATAATGGCATATTAGCAGAGTTAGCCCAAACTACATCAGGAGCATAATATGTGCCTGCGGCGATACCAATACCACCACTACTAGACAAAGGTGTACCTGATACGTTTGCTAGTGTAATGAAATTATTAATACCGGGTGCTGAATAACTAATAATTAATTTACCATTAGCATCTTCTCTAGCAAACAAATATGTAATCTTAAGATTATTGATAGCTGTAGCTAAAGCACCTACGTTTAATCCAGTAGTTGTAACTGTTCTAGTTACAGCGCCACCGTTGATGTTTATACTGAAAGAACCTGTAGTTATAGCATATGAATTGCCTTGTACTGTCGGAACACTCTGCTTCCACTGTTGTGAACCTAACTTAGCCCATGTATTATCATAGCACTTAAAGAAATAAGTACCACGTGAGTAAGATCCGCCATCTACCTGATCTGGAATTATAGCATATGAACCAATATTACCCCAACCATTAACTGGAGCGCCACCACTAATAAGTACTGGATCCGTAATAACTACTGGAGTTACGTTAGCAAATTTTCCAGTACCGGCATTAAATGCGTAAATGCCCCAACTTGTGCTAAGAGTATCTAACCAATATGTTCCATCATCTGGATCACCAACTGGTCTTGTTAGTGTGCCAACTAAGCTGGCTAAATCGATATCTGCTCTTAATACAAAACAACGATTTGTAGCTCCTAACAATGAGTAAGCTGCCAATAATCCGTATTCGTTTAGTTCGTAACCCTGAATAGGTGTACCGTTTGTTGTCTTATAGAAGAACGGTGTGCCGTATAAATTTACCAAGTCACGCTGACTTGTAACTTGATATAGTTTGTTTGCGTTTGCGGCTGTTGTAGCGGGTGCTACACCTGTTCCTGCGGCATTAGCTTTATTCTGTGCTGTAGCTAATACGACTAGTGGAACTGAAGAAGAGGCTGCGGGAAGATACTGACTTTGGTCAATGATTGATACTTCTACGCCTGGTGATACTAGTGCCATTTTATTTTTCCTTTATGTTATGATTGTGAGGGTTAACGCCCTAATTCGTATTAATATTTAGCGAAAAAAATAAAAAAATGGTCAAAACCGTACCTTCGAAGGTGACTCTTTAAACTAAATAATATAATGCGCCCTATCTGTAAAACATGTAACAGGAACTTCTGCGCTGTAAATTATAAACGTGAAGGTATAACACACTACCGTAGCATATGTGATGAATGCGGAAGAAAGAAGAAAAAGGAACGACCTAGAGTCCCGGGGTGGCAGACTGCTGGATACAAAAAGAAACCACACTGTGATTTGTGTGGCTTCAAAAGTTTATTTGCGAGTCAAATGATGATTTATTATGTAGATGGTAATCTAGATAATAATGACTTTATAAATCTAAGAACAATTTGTTTAAATTGTGTAGAAGTGGTCAAACGTAAAAACGTTAACTGGAAGCGTGGCGATTTAGAAGTTGACTGATACTTTGGTGTAGGTCGTCTATAGTTCCATCATTTTCTATATAAAAATCATAATCTATACCGACACTAGAATATTCGCTAGCATGAATATTCAGTTTATCTAATTTCACTTTGCTAATAGACCAAGAAGAATTACCGTCTGGGCCTTTATTATATGATATTGCCGCATCATACCAGTCTGGCTTGGGACCCCTCGAAACTCGTACTGTAGTGCCACCTGCGTTTTTGATAGCATTGACCTCGTTACTAAATCTACAGTCTGTAATAACAATGTCGTCCTTTGCTTGTCTAAGTTTGTTTTCTACACTTGCTACCCAAATATCTTCATGGAAGCCTCTGCGACAAACTTCTGTTCCCCAGTATTGTAAAATCCATCGGGGAGTAAGATTGGGCATCCCTAATCGTTCTGCCCACCATGGATCAACTTTTTCTCGCCATTCACGGCTACTTTTAGTTGTACCCTCAAGCATTTCTCTGTCCCAGCCAAATACAGAAGAAACAGCATCCTTCAAAGACCCAGCAAAACTAACTCTTTTAAAACCATGTTGAGTTACAAGATAATCTGCTATCGTGTCTTTACCTGAACCAATGAACCCAGTCACTCCAATAATCATACAAAAACTCCTGTAATACTTATTATATTACAGGAGTTTTAAAATAAAAACATTCTTCGGAACTATTTTACCCAATTACAAATGTATATGGTTGACTATGGTCAACATATCGTTTCAATTCGTCTATCAATCTATCTTGGTCTGCTTTAGATTCTGACTTTAATGCGGCGCCATTTAATGTAGTTCCACCACTAGGACCGGCTATGCTAGCAAATTTTTCACGTGCTTCACCTAAAATACCCTTCAAAACTGCTAGTGTGTAATCACCTATCCAAACGCCAGCACCCGGATCTAATAATAAATCATGTTCAGGTCTTAAAATATCCGCCCATATCAAAACTTTTTCCCCTGATCCTTTTGGATCACGTACTATTCTAAGTTGCTTAGTTACCGGGTTGAATGTGTAAATAACATATCCACCGAACATACGTGCCGCCAGTTCAATATACTGAGCATAGAAGTCATATGTGGCTAATCCGCCGGCATAATTATAATTCAATAGGTACGTATTTAAAATAGCACTACTGAATGGGTCAAAGCTGGACGCAGATGGGCCGGTTTCTAAACCTACTGTGCGACGGAAAATCTGTCTAACATTAATAAATTCGCTAGGTAGTGTGTAAACATCCTGATTCTTTTCGATTTGCATCAGTGTGTATGATTCGATTGTAGAATTTTGTCCTCGCTGTCTATAAATCTTGATAGCGTACTGGTACGCTGCCTCATAGTGCTCTGGGTCTAGTTCAACATCAACAATTCCACCGCCCATACGTAGTGTCAAATTGTTGAACAATTCTTGTTTTAATTCTTCTAATGTTTGTCCGGCCATGGAAAACTCCTGATATTTGTATTTATCAGGAGTTCGGGTTACTTACAGATCGCCTTCTTTTCGATTTTCGCTGTAGTATGCGTCAAAGTGTCCGCCCGGGTATCGGGATTCAAGTTTTGTCACATTCTCACCGATTACCTCATTAGGGTCGTACCCGAGGGCACGACAAGCATTGATCCAATACCAAAAGATATCACCGAGTTCACGCTTCATGTGAAAACGATTTTCTTCATTGAAGGGCTTACCTTGAAAGACCATCTTTTTAATAATTTCGTTAAACTCGCCGCCCTCACTTGCTAGACCAATGCCAGCAGTCATCAACAGACTGATGTTGAGATTGGGTTGGTCGTCAAGTTCTTGTAGTCGGCGAATCATAGTCGCAACGTCATTACTTGCTTCACTAGTAACCGCTTGGACAAAGTCCTGATATTTGTTTAGGTCAATTTTCTGTGTCATTTGTTTCTCCAAAAATATATTGTTCCATTTTTTTGCGGGTAGTTTCTTCGTCCTTCATGCCGCAGTCAAAACAGATTTGTTCATTGTTAGGTCCGTAAGGTCGGCATTCGTCAATCACACCGCACATTTCACACCTCTGTAGCGGTTCTTCTGCGATGAATCCTCGGCCACTCATTGTTCAACTCCGAAATGTTCTGAAATATCCGATATTGCCGCTGACATTGCTTCATCTACATGCCAGTCGTTATCAATGGCTTCTTCTTTGCGACCCATAATCTTCCACATACATTCCCGAACAATCAACTCGGCGAACTTTTCCATGAATTCATCGTTTAGGAATTCCTCAGCATACTCAAATTGTTCCATGCTAAACATCTGATTAGCAAGTTCTCGAATTCGCGGGTTCATCATTCAACTCCGAAATGTTTAATCAAAGCATAGGCAAAATCTTTTGCAGGATTTTTACTCACAATATTATTGATGTCATTTTCAGTTTGCTTTTCTATTGC